GTGCAGAATCAACAGCAGCAGGTCAAGTAACTATCGGTTACTACGGCTTCGGTGCAATCGCAACTAAGGTTGCTGCTGGTGCGTTCAAGAACAACAAGGCATAAGTAACACCCTAAGTCGCTGGGAGCGGGGCGCAGCCCTTGCTCCGCTCCCAGTCTTTAGAAAGGAATAGAATGTCACTTTGCACAGTTGCAGAACTTCGCTCAGCACTAGGTGTTGGCTCGCTATATGCTGATGCCACCCTTCAACAAACATGCGATGCAGCTGATGCCGTCATTCTTCCAATGCTATGGAATAACTACTCATTCAATGTAGCTCATAGCAACACAACAAACACAGGCACACTTTATTTTGAAACAACTACAAAAGATGTTTTTTATGTTGGACAAACTGTTGTCATCTCAGGCAACGGATCAAAGCACAACGGCTCTAAGACAATCACAGGCGTTGGTGCTTACAGCATCACTTATGCCATCACAGGCAACAACAACACAGCAACTCCTTATCACCCAGTAAATCCTTTGGGTCAAGTTGCAGCAGATACTTATGTTGATTACACACTTGATGCAGCAGTCCAAGAAGCAGCACTAATGATTTCAGTAGACATCTGGCAAGCACGCCAGGTTAGCTCTACAGGCGGCGTATCACCGGACTTTACTCCTAGCCCATATCGCATGGGTAACACTCTCTTGGCTCGCGTACGAGGCTTATTAGCTCACGCTTTGAGTCCTGACTCGATGGTCGGATAATGCCAGTTGCTCTCACTACTCTTAGAACCACGATTGCGACTGCTTTAGTAGATAACGCTAAGTGGCAGACATTTGCATTCCCACCAGCCACAGTTCTTGCTAACTCAGTAATCGTTAGCCCTAGTGATCCATATTTAGAGCCAAACAACAATCAACATAACACGATTGCTCCAACTGCTAATTTTAAGATAATCATTACCGTTCCTTTATTCGATAATGAAGGAAACCTCAATGGAATTGAAGATGCCCTTGTGGGTGTGTTCAACAAACTCGCAGCATCCTCATTGACCTATAATGTGGGAGCAGTAAGCCAGCCAAGCGTTCTAAACGCTCAATCTGGTGACCTGCTTACTTGCGAGATGTCACTATCCGTTCTAACTACCTGGAGCTAAAATGTCCGAATGGGAAAAAGAAAACGAAGCCTTCCTGAAGAAAATCGGGCAGGTTACTTCAGCACCAAAGCCAGCATCTACTAAGAAAGACGAGGAATAATCCTAATGGCTGTATTTCTAAACAATAACGTAGGCGTTAAGATTAACTCTGTTGATCTTAGTGACCATGTAACAGCAGTAACAATCAACCGTTCATTTGATGAACTCGAAGTAACAGCAATGGGCGATTCTTCTCACAAGTTCGTAAAGGGCTTAGAGGCATCTACAGTTACAATCGACTTTCTCAATGACACAGCATCAGCTAACGTCCTTGCGACACTTCAAGCTGCATGGGGAACAACTGTCACAGCAGTATTCCTACAGACAAAGGGAACAGCAGTTTCTGCTACAAACCCTCTCTACACAGTTTCATTGTTAGTCAATAACACAACAGACATCAACGGTGCTGTTGGCGATATTGGCACACAATCAATCACATTTACTGCTAACTCAACAGTTGCAGTAGCCACAACAGGTACTTTCTAAACAACTAAAAAAAGGGGCGCAGCATGGCAAAGTTAAAAGTAACAAGGGCAGATGGACAAGTTGGGGAATACCCAATCACTCCATTAGTGCAGTATGGCTTCGAGATTTACGCTAAGAAGGGCTTTCACAAAGCGTTCATCGAAGATCAGAAGCAGAGCGATATCTTCTGGCTTGCCTGGGAATGTATCCGCCGTTCGGGTGAAACTGTTAAGCCATTCGGAGAGCAATTCATTGAAACCTTGACTTCGGTTGAGGTATTAGATGATGACCCTTTGGCTTAGGGCGCGACTCGATCACCTATCTGATTGCTAAATTAAGTGTCAGACTCGGGATCGCGCCACAACAATTATTAGAGCTAGATGAAGTAATGCTAAAGAACCTAATTAAGGTTCTACAGGATGAAGCAAAGGAGATGAGAAATGCCAGCAAGCGTAAAGGGCGGCATTGAACTCCGAAAGGCATTGCGTAACTTTGCTCCAGACTTAGCCAAAGAAACACAAAAGGAAATTGCTAGTTATCTCAAGCCTGTTGTAAAAGAAGCTAGAGGTTTTATTCCTTCTCAATCGCCTTTAAGCAACTGGGCTAGAGAAGGTGGCAAGTTTCCTGTATTTAACGCAGCAGTCATGAGGCGCAGCATTGGTTATAAGACGACTCCATCAAAGGCAAACTCAAGAGGATTTAGAGCGTTAGCACAGCTTCGTAACATTTCAGGCGCAGGCTCAATCTATGAAATAGCAGGGCGTAACGCTCCAGGCAATAAGCCTTCATCACGACCTAACTTTGCTCAATCTTTTCCACCAATGAAAGGCAAAGCAAACGAACAAGGTCGCGCTTTGTATGCTGCTTGGGAGAATGACAAAGGCAAAGCGACCTTAGCAGTTGTAAGAGCTATTGAAAATGCAGGAAAGACTTTTAACAGAATGGTAGGCAATCGCTGATGGCTAAAGTCGTTATAGATATTGCAGCCGAATACACAGGCAATAAAGCATTCAAGCAAGCAGAAACGGCTTCACAGAAACTTGAGAAATCCGTTGCCAAGTTAGGCAAGCAACTTGCTGGAGTCTTTGCTGCATCTAAGTTATACGCATTTGGTAAAGCATCAGTTAAAGCATTTGCAGAAGATGAAAAGGCTGCACGATCACTAGCCTTAGCCCTAGCCAACACAGGCAACGCCTTTGCTTCAATCGAAGTTGAGAAGTTTATTGGTGATTTACAACGCGCTACTGGCGTTCTTGATGACAACCTTCGACCAGCCTTTAGAACCCTTCTTACAGCTACAGGCGATGTTAAGAAGTCACAAGATGGTTTAGCTTTAGCTCTTGATATTGCGGCAGGTACAGGCAAAGACTTAGGTGCCGTATCTATGGCACTCGCAAAGGCTTATGGCGGTCAAACAACAGCCCTTAGCCGTCTAGGTGCAGGCTTATCTAAAGCCACTCTCGCATCTGGTGACTTAGATTTAATTACTAGCGAACTAACAAAGAAGTTCTCTGGTCAGGCTTTAGCCGCAGCTGAAGGCTACTCAGGAGCAATCGCTAAACTCACAGTTGCATCTAATAACGCCAAAGAGATTATCGGCAAAGACCTTCTTGATGCTATGCAGATGGTTGCAGGAGAAGAAGGTATTGGCGGAGCAACAACCGCAATGGAAAGTTTTGCCACTCAAATTGGTAATGCAATCTATGGCATTGGTGTTCTTACAAAGGCAATCAAGTCTATACCAGGTGCAGGATTCATTGGTGATGTTTTAGCTGCTGGTACTCAGATTTCAGGCATTGGACTTCTTTCAAGATTAGGTGCATCTAGCAAAGCTCGTTCAGCAGGTACTCCACAGCAATCGCCTGGACAACGCAAAGCCATCGATAAAGCCAACGCTGATGCAATTAGACTTCAAAAGTCCAAGAACACTTTATCTAAGATTGATAACGACAATACTGCTAGAAAACTTGTTCTCACAGGCGATCAGTTAGCCCTTCTAGAATTAGAGAAGAAGTTTGATGTAGAGCGCATTGGCTTATTTGCTGCTATGAATCAGGCAACTGATGGTGAAACAAAGATGCGCCTTTTATCTCTCATTGCTATCAAGGATCAGAACGCTGCTCTTGCTGGTCAAATTATGAATGCCAATAAAGCAACCGATGCTCTAGAGGCATTTCGTCAAGCCATTCTTGCAGCCATTCGAGCATTACTCGACAAGGTTCAAAACGAATTAGCACAGCTACAGGCTTTGACTGGCAACACTCCAGTTACAGCAGGCACATCAACATTTATGACCAATGACCCAACAGCGGTATCTGGTGGCATTCCTAACACAGCCTTGTCTATGGACTTTGGTGCAGGAACATTTAGAGCTGCTGAATCTCGCACAACAAACATTTCAGTAAATGTGCAAGGCTCAGTTACTACTGAGCGCGATCTAGTCAATGCCATTACTCAAGGCATCTATAACAATCAGGCTTCTGGAATCCCAATCTCCTATACGACTGCGTACAGATAATGGCATTACCAGCAACCCTTGTTGTCAAGATAAATCTATCGGGTGGAGCATCATTCGGTAATCCGTTTATCTTGGGTACTTCACAGTTGGGCTTTGCTGAACTTGCATCTAGCGTTCCTGTCATTGTCGATGTTTCTGCTCAGACCACAAACATCTCGACTCGTAGAGGGCGCAACCTTTTGCAGGATAATTACGAGTCCGGTCAGGCAACCATCAGAGTTGTTGATCCAAACGGTGACTTCAACCCACAGAACACTTCTAGCCCCTATTACGGGCTATTACAGCCACTTAGGAAGATACAGGCATCTGCTATCTATGGCGGAGTTACTTATGGCTTATTTGGCGGTTATATCACCGAATATCGCTATACCTATCCGACTGGGCAGGAAACGGGTT